ATATCGGAGATTTTTAATAATAAAAATCTCCGATATCAAGTCCCAAAATGTATATATTATTTTGATAAATAACAAATTTTTCCATTTTTTGTAACAAGAGCGTGAAATGCGTATTTATTTAAACAAATATTTTGATAAAAGAACGTTTTACACTGAATTTTTGTTCCGCGTATAATAGATTTTGAAATTAATCCTTGCCTAAGACCAAGATTTTTTTCAAGTTTATCCATTTTAAGAAACAATAATTTATTTGTATTTTCAAAAAGTTCCTGAATATTATCATAAATTGTATTCCATTTTTCTCCTTCATAATGATGAGGCATAATTAAACTACAATCACAATTGTTAGTATGTTGGCAATATGCATCAATAATACTAAAATATAATTTACGTTCATTATTATTAAGTGAAAAAATATATGGAAAACGATTAGGAGCAAGAATATTTTTTGTTTGCATTCCTGTATGAGATTGAATCTTGTATTCAACTATATCCTTAGTATAACCAAAAAATTTTTGGCAAATTTCATTTTGGATTATCTCTGATAACTCATTTGTATAAAAGATTTGTTGTATACATATTTTTAATCGTAATTCTTTATCGTGTTCATCTTCATATTTATTTTCAAATTTAGTATTTAAAGACAAATATTTAAATAAACAATTTTTACATGTAATGAATTCTTGATATGAAACCATAATATAAATTATTATAAAGTTTATTTGATAATCTAAGGAAAAATCTATTTTTTTTTTTATTTATATATTACAAATTTTCAATTATATTTACGTAAAAATTTCCACAAAATAAGTCCAGTTCCAGTCATAATTTTATCAAGATAGTTGTTCATATCTTCTATAGAACATTCCATAAACTTTTCAAATGTTACTTCAAGTACTTTAAGATGTCTATTTACTTTTACTTTCAAATTCACTTTCACTTTCAATTTCACTTTCAAATTCACTTTCACTATCAAATCTTGTTGTAATTTTATTTCGTTCAACATATCCACTTTCACTATCACTTTTAATTTCAATATTATAACAATCACAGGTACTATCAACTTCTCCATGTGTTATTATTGCACACTCTTCACACTGTAATCCATATGTTCTACATGAATGTAAATTATCTATGTGATAATATCCATCACGATAACAATTATCATTGCTACAATAATTAGCATATTGTCGATGAACTATACCACTTGGCATTGGTCCTCCGATTATACGTTTATAATCTAATGTAGGATATTTATTAGAAGATTTTTTTTCTGTAATGTAGTTTGTTTCATTACCACCAGCTTCAATAAAAGTATAATGTTTCCATAATTTAGTTTTTAAAATATAATGATCTTTATACTTAATTGTAAAATTAATTGATTTTAGATTATATTTAATAAAGTTTTCAATATTTATTTTTATTATCTCTTTTTCTTTTGAATAAATTTCTTTTAATTTTTCCTCACTTACTATTCTATCTATTAATTTAAACTGGTCATAAGTATTTTTACTATATTGTTTCACTATTATATATTTTTGTATTTCCATCTTAGAAGAAACCATCTATACGAGTTGTTATAAATATTATTTATTTCAATTTTTTTAACGTTTTAACGGTTTAATATCCTCCTTAGAATCATCTTTCCATTCACCTTCGTAAATATCTCCATTTGAATATATCATTTTACCTTGACCATGTTTTTTATTATTTTTCCATTCACCTTTGTAAATAGATCCAATATGATATGTATATTTACCTTGACCATGTCTTTTATTATTTTTCCATTCACCTTCGTAAATATCTCCAGAAATATATGTACATTTACCAATATGTTTACTTCCATCTTTATATTCACCTTCGTAAATTCCATAATAATCTGTATATTTCCCTTGACCATAGAAATCACCATCTTTCCATCCACCTTCGTAAATATCTCCATTTGAATATGTCATTTTACCTTGACCATGTCTTTTATTATTTTTCCATTTACCTTTGTAAATAGATCCAATATGATATGTATATTTACCTTGACCATGGAAATTACCATCTTTCCATCCACCATTGTAAATATTTCCATTTGAATATGTCATTTTACCTTGACCATGTCTTTTATTATTTTTCCATTTACCTTTGTAAATAGATCCAGTATGATATGTATATTTACCTTGACCATGAAAATCATCATCTTTCCATTCACCTTCGTAAATATCTTTAGCGAAATTGGTTGTTATCCCTTGACCATGGAAATCACCATCTTTCCATTCATCTTCGTAAATATCTTTAGCGAAATTGGTTGTTATCCCTTGACCATGGAAATCACCATCTTTCCATTCATCTTCGTAAATATCTTTATAGAAAAATGTTATTTTACCTTGACCATGTCTTTTATTATTTTTCCATTCACCTTCGTAAATATTTCCATTTGAATATGTTCTTTTACCTTGACCATGTTTTTTATTATTTTTCCATTCACCTTCGTAGTAAATTTGTCCATTTGAATATATAAATTTACCAATATGTCTGGAATTATCTTTCCATTCGCCTTCGTAAATATTTCCATTTGAATATGTTATTTTACCTTGACCATGTTTTTTATTATTTTTCCATTCACCTTCGTAAATATCTCCATTTGAATATGCCATTTTACCTTGACCATGAATTATATCATCTTTCCATTTACCTTCGTAGTAAACATCTTGTTCGTTTTCGGTTTGATTTCTCTGATAAAATGTCATTTTACCTTGACCATGTTTATTATCATCTTTCCATTCGCCTTCGTAAACATTTCCATATGCAATTTTGCCATAACCGTGTTTGATACCACAAAATTCATCAATATTTTGCCATATATCATTATATACATAATCTAAATTGGAGATAATCGATTTATGTTTTTTATATTCTCCTGTATACATAAATTTGGATAATTTAATAATATATAAAAATCAATTTTTTCTTATAATAAATTTGTTGAATGAAAAATTCAATAAATTTTGTATAATTTTAAAATTCAATATTGTATAATTTTAAAATTCAATAAATTTTGTATAATTTTAAAATTCAATAAATTTTGTATAATTTTAAAATATAGATTAAAACTGTTTATTTTACATTTTTAATGGTTTAATATCATTTGCTCTACTTTTTTGCAATTCTTCTAATCTTTGAGCAAAATCGGATGATTGAGTATTATTATTAGAATCTTTTTTTTCGTTTATCATATGAATATGAGAGTTATCATCAATACTACTAAAATTTGCAGAATCGAGGCATGCACTTTCGCTAAAACCGTCATTTCCTTCTAATGAAACGAATGTTTCTGAAAAGCTGGCTGCTACACCAGTATTAACAGCCATGACATTAATTGTGCTTTGTTTGACAATATTAGTAATAAAAGTGAAAGCTTCTTCATCTACATATATTTTATTATTTTCAAAAATTGTAGGTACTCGCGTAATTTGTGGTGGTAAATTTTTTCTATTCTTATCAATACATATCAATTGAATTGATTTATCACTAATATTAAATCGTTTAATTTCATCGACTAGTTCATTTGAATATTGGCAAAAACTACTATAATAGCATATAGCTGGACGTGTTCTAATATTTTGTGTTTGTGTTGTTGCTGGAAATGATTTTTGATTATTTTCTCCGGTATTAAGATTTGGATTTCTATTTGGTTCTGGCATATTATATTCATCCGGCAAATTATATTCATCGGATAAATTATATTTATCTGACATATATTTTCTATTTAATTTTTTTTTATTTTTTAATTTTTTTCTTTTATTTTTGAATCCATACATTATATATAATTCAAATAGTAAAATAATCGAAATATAGACGAGATATTAAATAATAAAATAAAATTGATTAAAGATATTAAATAATAATCATAATCATAAATTCTACTTATGGATAATCATTTTAAAAATATAAATATTAATGATGATATTGAATTACAAATGGATTTTTATAATTTAGACACGTGTGTAGTTAATTCATTTCGACGAAGTGTATTATCGGATGTTTTAGGGTATACTTTTGGTGATATAATAATAGAAAAAAATACATCTCTACTAAATAATGAAATATTAGCTCATCGATTATCATTAATTCCTTTGGAAATGGAATTGGGTGATAATATAAGTGTAGAATTGGATGTAAAGAATAACGGGTTCGATAAAATAAGTATAACAAGTTCAGATCTAAAAGTTGTATCAGGGGAATTATATATAATTCCAAATATTTTGATGGTAGAATTAAAATCTAAAGAAGAGATTTCATTAAAAATGACGGTAATTCGAGGGAGTGGTAAGGAACATGCTAAATTTCAACCAGTATCAATTTGTTCATATAAAATAAATGAAGAAGTGAGTATTAAGATGGATATATGGAATAAATTAAGTAAATCCCAAAAGGATAAATGTCGCAAATATTGTAAAAGAAATTTGTTGTTAAAAAATGATTATTATTTATATGAAAATAGTGTAGGTACATATGGATTTAAAGTATTTAATGAAAATACTAAAGAAAAGATAAGATTAAATTTAAAGAAATATTTAATAAAAATTGGCGTAGATATTGAAGAAGAAGAAAGTAATGATATGGTAATATTTACAGATAAATATTATAATAAAAAATATGTATATTCGTTTAAATTAGAATCACTTTTAGTAAATCCGTATTATATATTTTCCCAAATTTTATATCATATGAATAAAAAAATAATTGATTTACAGAATAAAGATATAGAAATTGATAATCATAGTTGTAATGTAGGTATATGTTTTATAATAGAGGGTGAGGGGCATACAATGGGTACTATTTTAGTAGAAGAGATTCAAAAGGATGATAGAGTAAAATATAGTTATTATAAACAAAAACATCCATTTGATAAAAAGATTTTATTATATATCATTTTAAAAGAGGAAAATGATGATAATGAATCAGAATATGCTATAATTTTAGTTGATGCATTTAAACGAATCGTAGAAATGTATCAAAATTTACAAGCAGAATGGAATTTAATATTACAAGAAAGAGATGTGAATATGAATGAAATTATAGAAATTTAAAATAATCTTATAATATATAATATGACTGATAATAATTATAAAAATATTAGAAATATAGATTCGCGAATAAACAAGATAGAGAATCAATATGTTTTTTTAAATGATTTGGGAAAAAAATTAGATACAGTTAGTAGTTCATTGGATGAACTTCAAGGAATGGTAAAAGAAAATAGTAGTTCTATGAAAGAATTATCTTCAATATCAATGAGTATTGAAGATATAATATTAGAATTAGTAAAACTATATAAGCAATTGAAGGAAAATTTAAAAATAATAAAAACTCAAATAAAAGATTTAGAATCAAAAAAAAATGATATAAATAAAAAAATAAAAAAATTACGAAAAGAGTTAATGACTCTTACTACAAAAGTACTGGAACGTGATGATGAAATTAAATTACAATTTAATAAGATAAATAATCGTAATAACTATTATAAGAAGATAATAAAATTATTACGAATATATGATAGTCAAATTAGAAGATTAATTCCAGAAGATTATGAATATTTAAAAGGGGAAATAATTTCAAAATTGGAGTATATGGTAGAAAATTTTCAATATATTAAAAAAGCTTTATATACAAAAAGCAAAAGATTAGAAAGAATTGATGAAAATTTTAATCGTATTAGAGATATGTTAAAGAAATATTCATCAATAAATAAAGATATTCCCAATATGATAAATGAAGTTAGAAAAGAAGAAGGAATAAAAAAAGATGTTTTTTTTAAACAAATTATTTAAATTTTATATTCTTTTTTTGCTTCTTCAATAGTAATAGGTCTATTAGATCTGATATCTTCATATTGTAAGCATTGTCTTGGATCTTCTTTACAAGTTTTATCAATTTTATAACACCATTCAGCGAATTCTTTTTGTTTATTAGGAATTTGAGTATTTGGCATAGTATAGAATTGTCGTTGAGAATGTGTTTTATTCCATACATCACTGACATCTCTATATAAGTTTTGATTAAAATTATTTTCTACACTTTCTTCAATATTTTTTTCTTGAATATTGCATGCTTCTTCTCTATCTGGTTGTTCCGAATAATCGGACATCAATACATTCATAAATGGATTATTTTTGGTAGGTTCTATACATGTTTCTGTAATATTTTCAAGTTTTTCTAATGATTCATCTAATGAATTACCACTATCTTTATCTTTATAAAATTTGAATAAATATAAAGTAATTAATGCCGTGATTATGGGTATAAATATAACATTAATATTTTTATTATATGCAAATAGAATAATAGCTATATATAAAGAAAATCTTAAAATAGCATTTAATTTTTCAATATATTCCATATCACTAACTGGAAAAAATTCTGTTAATCTATCTTTATTAAAAATTATTGAATAATCATTAAACCAAAAGGAATCTGTGTTTTTATTAGACATTATAATATATATATAATAAGAACAAAGAAATAAACCATATAAATTTATTTATACAAACAAGTAATTTAATTTTGACAATTTGTATTTTGAGGAATAATTTTTTCTCCTATTTGATTTGAATTTTGAGGAATGTGGCTAATTTTAATATTATTAGGTGAAATTTGAATAGATATAAGTATACTATTATTCGTATTATTCCATGCTTTTGGATTTTTTTTAACTATAAATGTTTTTATTTTTAAATCAGTTATTTTAGTAAATACATTAGTATTAGAATTAATAACAGTATATGAATCAACAACATATTTTTTACCAAAATGTTTTTCAACAAAATCATCTAATTTATCTTGAAGTTTAAAGTCAATAATTAATTTTGGTGTTTTGGATGTCTTTATAAAAGCTTTATATTCAGTAAATTTTTTTGCATGTGATTTTAAAAAAAATGTACTAATTAAGACTGGTATTAAAATGATGGGAATTACTATTTGAAAAGACATTATATTATATATATAATGATAAGTAAGATAAAATAAATTTTATGAATGATGTTTTCTTAAATATGTTAATATTTCATAAATAACATTACAATCTAATTTATTATATCGAACTATATCGTCCATTTCTTCTTTATATTTATGTTCATAATAATTAACAGCAGATGCCATAGAAACTTCTCCTGAAGTGCATTTTGAATCATATTTAATAGTAATCATATCATTATTATACATAGCACTTGAAACAGCTTTCAATCCAAAACCAGATAAACAACCTTTAATAACAACAGGTTCAGTTCTAATTATGTCCATAACATCAGTAAATTTAATTTTCCATTTGGATGAATTAACTTTATCATGTCTTTTTCTTGCGGAATTAAGAAAACTATTTTCAGCATTTGACCAACAATAACAATTAACATCCTCTCTATTAAGTTGATATTTAGTTAGGATAGATTTCATTTGTTTAAACCATTCTTCAATAATTCTATATTCTTCACCTTTTGTCAAAGATTCTGCTATAAAATTATAAAATCTTTCTTTATTATTAGTTTTATATTTTTTACGTAATTTTTCAGGAATAATAACAGTTAAACCAATTAAATAAATAATTGATTTACCTCCATAAAGTGAATTTAAAGTTTCAAAATCTACATAAAATTCTACCCTATTAGGATTTTTCCAATCATCACAATTATTTTCAATTTTTTTTGGTAAAATTTTAGTTCTTTTCATTTTATTAATATCAATAATTTTTTGTAATATTATTGATTTATTTGTATTTTTTTTGAAACCAAGTATTTGTGGACTTAATTTAGGATTATCCCAAGTATAAATATTTTCATTATGAGCTTTTTGTCGAATACTAGGTCCAACTTGCCATAATAATGAAATTTCTTTTAATTTAATAGCAATTTTTTTTTTAACAGATCCCCAATATCCTGGACTATTACTTAAAATTAATGGATATAACTCTTTTCTAGTCGGTTTTGGTAATATTTTCCATTTTTTACCATTTTTTTCAACATCTCTATACCAAATTAAAGCATTATTAACACTATCTATATAATTTTTATCTTGTTCATTTAATTTAATATAACCTAATCTTTTCCAATCATTATAACGATTAAATTTTTCTCCATTTTTTGTAAATTTCCATCCACTACCAACGATAAATGTAGTATTCGGTTTATAAAATTGTGTTTTTGCTAAAATTTTATTTCTAAAAGCAGATTGTGCTTTATACATTCTCATTACTGCGTCATTTGATAATGTTATTCCATTACTTGAAAATGGTAAAATTTTATATTTAATAGATACAGTAGTATAAAACCAATTATCATTATATGATGATAATCCATTCATATTACATTTTAATTTATATTTATTAAAAACTTTACTTAACCAATCACTTCGTATTAATAAGTCAACAACTGTATAAATTTTTTCATCGTCATCTGAAATCATACCATGAATAATTATAGGAATTCCATTTTTCATATATTGTTCTGTTAATAATTTAATATCTATCGAGAAATTACCAAAATTTTGTGGTAATCTTTGACAATATTTTTTAAAATTTTGTTCAATTTCATATAAAATTTTTGTTTTAAATTGATTTGTTTTTTTAAATTTTAATAAAGTAAAAGGATTATTTGGTTCTTTTTCAAAATCATTTTTATCACCATATAAATCTAACCAATCACATAAAGTATCACCTATACAAAAATTCCTAATTTTACTTTCATTAATCCATTTCAAATTATTATTTTTAGTTTTAACAATTTTTCGTTTTTTTGATGAAATACAATGTGAAAAATCAGTAGATAGTTTTCTTTTACGACTATTAGATTTTTTTTGTTGTCTTTGTTGATATGTTAATTCATCAAAGAAATTTTTAAATTTAGGTTGGTTACGTTTAAACCAATCTTTGTCTCTTGGAATAATCATTAAATTATCATTATTTAAATACCACCAATTTTGTTTTTGTTCGTTATATCCATAAAATTCTTTATTTTTACATTCTGTTTTTGTATTAACTTCTTTGAATGCACATTCATAAAAATAACATTGTTCTAAATCAGCAACTTCTAATTGTAATTGAACTTGAGCATAATAATGTAAAGAAATCGAACCAGTAATAAGTCTACTACAAGGACATTTAATTTCAATAAGAAAATGTTTAGATGTAATTCCATCAGGACTAGCTCCTAAATATTTATACTTTTTATGAACAAGTAATCCAATTTCAAAAACTGTTTCTTTCATCTTTTTTTGAAAAATTTCAACAGCTATTGGTTCATAATGATTACCATGTCGCATATAAATATTATCGATTTTTATATCATTTAATTTACTACTTAAAAGTTCATTCATATTTTTAAAATAATTATAACCTAATATTACACCACAATCACTTGCTGTTATCATTTTTGAACGTTGTTTATACCATTCTTCTGTTCGTTGTTTTATAGAACTATTTTGTAATTGTTGTATGAATTTAGTTTTTTTCATTATAAAAAATTGAATTTATTATATAAAATATATTATCATTCAATTTTTATATAACTTTATAATGAATAAACAAAAAAATAGAAAACGACAATTTCATTGCGTTGAAGGAAATAATCGTTTTTTGTCTGATTCAGAAATTAAGCGGACAAAATTTATTGAAAATAATATGCAAAATAAAAAAAATTTTATTGAAAATAATATGCAAAATAAAAAAAAATTTATTGAAAATAATATGTTTAAATTAGTTAAATCATTTAATGAATTAAATATACCAAATAATATAGTAAATTCAATTAATTCATATACATTACAAATTAGTAAACAAAGTGAACAAACTTTGAGTATTATTACAAAAGTTAATAATATTGAAAAAAAAATAAAAAGTTTAACAAATCCGTTAACTTTCAATATTATTACAAGAGTTAATAATATTGAAACAAAAATGGAAAGTTTAACTAATCGGTTATCTAAAATTGAAAAAATTTTAGAATCACACCAAATAAATGAAAGACCTAAATTTACACAACCTTGTTCATATATTGCTTAAAAAATATTACTAAAAAAATACTTGAATATGACTACTAAATTATAATTACTAAATTCTAATTACTAAATTCTAACTAAGCATATACCAAAGCTTGTCTTTGGCAATTATATTTCTTTATTTAATCGTATTTTATTTAATAATGTTTCAGTTGGAGTTTTTCTTTCATATACACCTTGGTTATAATCTTCAAATAAATCCATATCAACGATTTGATTTACTGTATTATCTAATATACGACCAGATACATTTATATTTATAATACCTTTATTGTAATATTTTTTACCATATCGTAACATTTCGCTAATAATCATACCGACAAATAATTTCATTTTGTTTCTAGGAATAACTAATTTACAATCTTTACCAATACGTATACAAAAATCTGATATTGAACATATATTATCATTTGTTTTAGCTTCCGTACGTTCTATACAAGATTTACGAACTTGAGTAATATATTTTTCCTTTTTATTTTGTATATATTCTGATTTTTGATTAACTGTAATATCTTGACATATTTTATAAACCATATCATATAATTGTTGTTTAATATTCGAAATAGTATGATGTTTATAAATATCATATTTATTTTTTTCTGTTTGTGTTTTTTTTATTAAGTTAATAATTTCTTCTTTATATTTTTTTTGTGAATCATTATTTATATATATTGAAAATTCTAAAATTAATCTATTATATCGTTCTTGTGATTCAATATTTGATTCAATATCAATAAAATTATCCCATTCATTTCCACTAATAATTAAATTATTAATTTGATTATTGTATACAGTAATATCACTAATATTAAATTTTTTGTTATTTTTTGTTAGTATAATCTGATGATTATCAATTTGTTTATAACTAGACGATTTAACAGGTATATATAATTGAGATTCAAATACTAAGTATCTTATTTGCGAATTTTCAATAAAAACTCCATTTATATCATAACCATTAAAAGAAAAATTATTTTTGTCAAGTAATGTATTAATCTTATTAATATAAGATATTGTATCTGATAGATTTTTAATATGTTTTTGAATATGTGATATATCAATTGATGGATATTTGCCAAAATTATATATGGATGGTTTAACAGGAATTATATAATATGATTGTGTTAATATAAATATTGATCTTGAAAAACTATCATTACAAACAGCTATTGGTAATAATGATTTATCATATTTACTTAATTTTTCAAAAAGTTCAATTGATTGTTTACAAGTTTTGATTTTATAAAAAACACGTTTTACTTTTCTCGATATATATTGTTTACTACAACCTTTAAGATTCCAATCACCAATTAATTTTATTAATTCTGAATAAATTTTATCATCATAACTAAAAATTTTTTTTAATAATTCAGTTTTCTTTTTCGGTCTTTTTAAAACTATTGGTTCATATGTTTTATCATCATATTCATATAAAAATATAAATTTTTTATTTATATCATAATAATCCTCAATAAATATATCTGTTAAACATGATGTATATATTTTTCCTAAATTAATATTATTATCTGGTAATTTATGTGGAATTTGTTTAAAAATAATAATATTTAAACCATCTTTATGAATTATACCCGGTTTAGATAAAATATCAATCAAATATTTACGATCAAATGGTATATTTCCTTCATAATCATTTGTTATTTGTATATAAGATAAATATTCGTCAATGATTTTATTAATAGATATAATATGTATATCAGTTTTTCTTTGTAGTATTGTTTTAAATTTTGAATATATTTTACCTTGATTTAAAGATATAAATTCTTCAGGGTTTTTTTTTAAATAGTCTCTAATAATATTTATTAATTCCCAAAATTCCAATTCCGTATATTTTAATATAGTTATCCAAAATGATTTATCATTAGATATTTTTTGTCCAAAACAGGTTCTTGTTTTTTTTACTTTCAAACATCTATTAATACCCATTAAAACAAATCCCTCAGATTTCATTATATTTGCACTAAAATTTTTGTCAAATTTAGTATAATGATTAAATATTTTATGCAATATTTTTGGTAATTTCCCAAATGTATGCTCTAAATTACGATTATTATTTGTAGATATATAATCATCAATTTTTGTTTCTAATTTTATCATATTAGTATGCGTTTCTTTATTTATTATATCCGCACAATATAACAAGTTTCGTTTTGTTTTTTTATTCATATTAGCAAAACAACATGGATGACATACATTTTTTCTTACATCATCATCATTAATTTCTACTATTTCACTGCTACTAGATTTTGGAAATTGAAGATCTAAAAATCCTGGATATATTTTTTTAGATTTTGGATTATTTGGACATTTAATTACTTTACCTTCCCATTCTAATATATTTCCATTTTCAAATGGCTTTAATATTTGTGCTAATTTATCATTATATGAATCATAATCTAATGGATCTTTAATTTGTGTAGAAATTTCTTTTAATTCTTTTTTACTTATATATTGTAATGTAGTTTTTTCATAATTATTAAAATATTTTACAATTTTTGTAAATAACATAATTTTATCAAGTGTTTTTTTTTTTGTCTTTTCTGTATTAATTACATCCCAAATTAAAGCACATTCCTTTTTTTGCCATCCAGGAGGATTACGTCCCTTACTATCTTTTATAAATTTATTTGATCGCCAAACATGATATTGGATTAATTTGTCTACTTGAATTTTTATCATTTTTTGAGGATACCTCTTATTTATTGCTTGTATAGCTTTCTCAAGCCCATAAAATTCTATAAATCGTTTTCGATATACTGTTCCCCATTTGTTTGTAAAAACCGTTAATATAATTTCCTTAAATTTATTATTTTTATTACGATTTGATGGAAAATTTTTTTTTATACTATTTATAGGTATTTTTAATTCTATTAACATTCGTATAATTTGTTTATCCTCCCATTCATGTTGATTATCATAATCATGTAACCATCTACTTGGATTTAATTTACGAGTATTAACAGAAATATAATAATTCAAATCGACTACAATATTTTCTAATGATTCTATTTTCAATTGGTATTTTTCTTTGTCTATTTTCGTTTTCTTTTTCTTTTTATATTGTTCTATTTTTAATAATTTTTTTTCTAAAATATTATTTAATTTATTTATGTTTGTTTCACCACCACCAACTTGTTTTAATGTATTTTCATTAACAGCAATATTAGTTTTCATATTTTTTAAATTATGATCTTTTATTGTTAAAATTTTTGGAGCATGTTTACCCACTTTATCACCAGTACCAATTGGTTGTCGATTTACACTACATCGTTTAGCATATAAATTACGATTACTCATATCTAATTTAACTTTACAAAATGGGCAATCTTTCATTGTATGTTTTATCTTCATTCCACAATTTGGACATTTTATTGATATATCATATGCTTGTTTTAATCTTTTTAAATATGTATAACCAGTAATTTTATTTATATTTGTATCAATATTATCAATTTCCACATTTTCATAAAAATGTTCATAAATTGTTTTAAAAAATTTTATTATATTATAATTATTATCTGTTTTTTTTATATCTTTTATATTTTTTATACTATATATCAAATATATCATCTTTTTTGCAAAGTCTGATAAATATTCCCATTGTTCAAAACTTTTAAATCCCATTATACACCATTGATATGTTTCATCTAATATATCATCGGTTGAACATCTATTTGCCGTACATCTTTTTACTTGTGTTGATTTACTAAGTTGATATAAAATACCATAACCTTTTGCTTTTCCATATAATGTATCTTTATTTTGTTCCCAAAAATTATATACTATTACAGCTTGAGATTGTGTCATATTAAATTCAATTTGCATACTTTCAATAATTACATCTTTTTCCCACAAAGTTAATTCTGTACGAATATCTGTTTCATCATCTGTATCATTTATAAATTGTTGATATAAATTCATTACAAATTTATGCACTCGTATATCCTTTTTTTGTGTAATTTCATTACCACGACCATATTCTAACCTTAAAAATCTAAAATCTAAAATAGATCCCTTACCCGTATTATCTAATTTAAGATATGGATATAACATTTGAATTATTGATTTATCTTTTATATCATCAAAATCTATAAATTTTTTTATAACTATAGAACCATTAATTGATTGAATATTAACATTTGAATTTTCAGAAGTCCAATTCTGGATATCATCATCTGCTAATTTAATTTTTCTATCGCGCATATCAATTCCTAAATTACCAATATTATTGCTATTTAATTTTTTTATAAATTTATTTATTTCCTTTATTATAAATTTCATTTGTTTTTCACCAATATAAATTTGAGCGCTTGATGATAAATTTATAGTAAATCGGACTACTTTTGTATCATATAATTGAATTTGCATATATATATCTTCATTTATAATCTCATTATTAACATTTGTTACAGATTTCGGTATTAGCATTCGAAATTGTATTAAATTCGGTTCATCAATATTCCATTTTAATTGACGATGAATACCCTTATTTTTTATAGTTCTAGTCATTTTATATAATAATTTAGACTCTTTTGGTAAATACATTACAAGAAAAGGAACATCTGGTGTAGGATTGTATAAATGGACAACTTTTTGTAAATTAATATATGAAGGAACAATTATATCTTTTGAATTTCCATTAATTTCTACATAAATTTTATGAGTATATTGTTTTAATTCTAACTTTTGTTTAAAAACAGAAGAAATATTTATATTTTTAAATTGTTCTATTATTTCATTATAATTTTTTATTTCAAATATCCAACGTTTTATATCCGAATATAAATATGTCATTTCATTTTTTATAAAAAAATTATTAAATTTCGCAAAATTTGTATAAGGCCAATAAAGTTTACTTAAAATTATTAACGATTTTTTTATTGAATCTTTATTAATAATTTTACCTATATTTTGACTTGATATTAAATAATTATAATATAAAAAAAAATCTGGAAAATATGCCATATTTATTTCGATTTCATGAGTATTATCATCTATAAATTTACTCAATGTTGAATTAATATCTAAACGATTTTTATCTATTATATTATCATTAATATAAATAGAATTTAATAATTGATATCGCTTACTTCTCATATTCAATAAAGTTTTTTCTGTATTTGAATTATTTTTTATATCATTTTCCAATTTCAATAAAGCTTGAATATTTTTCTCTTCATTATTTATCTCTATATGTAATATGTTATTTATATATTTTCCAATATCATTATTACGTCGAGATGTTAAAGTACTCATGTATTCTGTTAAATTTTTATAATCATTTTCCTTTTTTTTTTCTATATTTTCAAAAGTTTCTTTTTTATTTAAAAAATTATATATATCAATATAATTATACGCATTATCATCATTTTCTATATCTTGTTTTAAATTCTTACATATATAAAAATCTTGCGGTTTTTTATTATTACATATTGAATGACCACATATAATATCATCTTTCCATAAATACAAAAATTCTGGAATTGGTAAAGGTTGTTCTAAATATAATTTATTTGTTTTGAGTTTTGATAAATTTAATCCAGAACGATATATATATTGTTTCTTACACGTTGCACATTTTATAGTATATGATTCACTGTCCAGATTATAATAATCATCCTCATCTTCAAATAAAAAATCATCATTATCTCCGTTCTCATCATTTATTTCATCACTTACTGAAATTATCTCATTATTATGATTATTAAAACAATAAATACACGTCTTTTTTATAGTATCTGTATTTTTTGTGTCATTCTCATATTGTATTAATTTTAATAATTCATAACATATTTTCTGCTTTATTATATTTATTGTATCACTTTGATATATTGTAATCAATATTGTATTTACTTTTTTTGTATGTATATTGTCCATATTAGGATATTGTAATTCTGTATTACCAATTATACCCATTAGATTAACTTTTAGTGTAAACGTTCTTTCATATAACACCATCTAAATTATATACATATAATTTAGATATTATTACTTTATTTAAAATTTAAATTATTTATCTATTTGTTAATAAATTTAAATAACTTCGTTATTTAAAATATTCCATTAAATCCAGATAATTGAGATTCTGGTGTTTTATTACATCCTGTTTTAATCATACTAATATTATTTTCTATATTTGGAGAAATATTTTGTGTAGGATTCATTTTAAATTGTATTAAATCACTTATTCTATTAAAATTTTTTGTTGATTCTAATATTAAATTTGTATCTAATAATTTATTATCTCCAATTGTATTTGTATGATTATCTATTTTTTTTAATACTGGTTCCGTTTTTTTTACAGTTTTAACATTTTTAATTAAATTTTCTATATAATTTTTTGATATATTATCTTGATAATTATTAACTTCTTGTTGTTGAGATTTATTATAGGTAGATAGTGCTTGTATATATTCTTGTTCTTGTTCGGATTCTTGTTCGGATTCTTGTTCGGATTCTTGTTCATATTCTTGTTCGTGTTCTTGTTGATTTATTCTTTGTTTATATCTATTTTGTGCTAAATTATTTTTAGAAATATCATCAATTATATTTTGATATTTTTGAAAAATTTTTGAGTTTTTAGTTTTAGTAGATGTATTAATTTTAATATATATTGATGATATTAAAAATACTAATACTAACAAAATTAATAATAAATTTTTATTATCTTCGATTAATTCAAACATTTTTTACATTAATACAAGATAAAAATTTTTATATTAATACTTGGATTATTTTTTCCAATCTTTATGAAGAAAATTTTTTAATTTATTTGTATCTATTTTTTGGAATACCCAAAATTTTTTTTAATGGTTCGTTTTTAATAAAAATGTAAATATACCGGCAGTAATTAACTCTGTCATATTTATAATATATTGATTACATAATTAATATTGTAAATTTATAACAAAAATTTAAAATATTTAGATTTTGATTTCCACCAATTGTTATTTTATAATCAGTTTCACCTAATAATTTAAATATATTTTTTTTTTGTAAATCGTTAATAGTTTCATCTTTTAAAATTGTTTGATATAATTCATATAATATTTCTTTTGAAGAAAATCCTTCGTGAAAAATGTTTTTAATATAATTTCTTATATTAAAAATATCATTATTTTTCATAGATTCGAGTAATAAATTAATTAATTTTTTATCAACTTTATTAGTAATAAATTTCAATTTGTAGTTTATATCTTCTATACTCATATTTGATGAATATGATAATATTTGTAATAAATTAATAGATTTTCTTAAATCACCATCACTAATTATAGAAATTTTAGGTATAAAATTAATAATATTATCATTTAAATTTTCACATTGAGCTATATATTGTAATCTAGTTTCAATTAAATTATTTGGTATAGGTTTAAACATAAATTTTACACATCGTGATATAATAGGACTAGTAATTTTATTTATTGAATTACATATAAAACAAAATCGAGTTGTTTTAGAATAAGTTTCCAAAATTCTACGAAGTGCAGATTGTGCTTCAAAACTCATGCAATCAATTTCATTCAAAATAACCATTTTAAAATCTCCATTATTTAAATAAACGCTTTGATGAGCAAATGATTTAATTTCTTCTCGTACAGTTCCGATTCCTCGTTTATCTGATGCAGACAGGGATAATATATTTTGTTTATATGTTTTTTTATATAATGTTTCAATAATAATATTTATCAAACTTGATTTTCCAATTCCATTTGGTCCATAAAATATCATATGAGGTAAATTATGTAAACTATTTTTAATAATTTGAACAATTTCATTATGAGAAACCATATTATCAAAATTTATAGGTTTATATTTTAAAATCCATGGCTTACAATTTTGTTTATTAGTATTCATTATAAATTGAAAGTATCTTAATAATTTAAATAATTTATTGCTTATATAAATTTACTTGTAAATTTTAATATTCATCATCATCGATTAAACTTAAATTTAATTTTTTTTTAAAAATTATTTTCATATAATATCTATCTGTTTTTTCAACATTTATTTTTATAGAATTTACAAATTTTGCTCCAATTTTATTTGATGCTTTTTTTAATAATAAAACTGAATTATTTAAATCAGTTTCAGATATTCCTACTATATCTCCATTATCACATACACCGATATAGTATATAACATATCCATTACCTTGATATAATCTATATAACATTTGTGTACTTAATTGAGTAATTTTATATTCTGTATTTTTACATAGTTTTATTTTATATTCAATATTTCCAATTTCTTTTTCGGATTCTAATTTTATTTTCATATTATAGTTTTGCTAAACGTATATTAAATACTTTGTTTTATTTTAATTTATTCATATAAAATTATTTTTATTTAATTTTTATATGATTTTAAAATCATTTTTTTTATAACTTAAATTTAATTTATTATAGCGAGTCAAAAATATTTTTAATTCGCTATACCCACCTATAAAAATACCATTATAAAAAATTACAGGAATATATTTATAATTATTTGTAGAATATTCAATAAATTTTTTAATAGAATTTATTTTTTTGTTATGTAAAACATTCATATTTACATAACAATAATTTTTATTTTCATTTATAAGTAATTTTACAGCCATAGAACAATATTCACAATTACTTTTACCAAATATTATGAATTGAGTATTCGATAAAGTAGAAACGCAATTATATAAATTAATTTCATTTAATAGATTTTTGATTTTATGAAATTTTTTAGAATTAATTTTAACTTTATGTAAAATTTGTTTATATAGAGAATTTATTTCAAATTTATATAATAAATAATAATTATATTGATATTTACCATTTTTTAAATAATTTCTTTTTTTTTGTAAAAAATTATTATTCAATACCATATTTCTTATATTATATTGAGAAAGTAAGTATAAATATAAACAAATTTAATATTACTAAAATTATATATACAAATTTTATGAATAATAATATGTTTGATAAACTAGCCTGTTGGATTCGAAAATATAATGGATTTGTTTCATCATCATTAAAAGTCGTTACATCTACAATTGATGATATTACATCACGTTCTATATATACAGTCAAAAATATTGATAAAAACCGTAGTTTAATTAGAGTTCCAAAAAAGTGTAAAATTCATCCAGATTTGGTATATGATATTCCAAATATTGATAAATGGATAGAACAGGATGACAAAAATTTAATACAAAATCAATTATATTATCGGATTGTAATATCTCTCATATATCAAAAAAGTTTAGGAAAAAACTCTTTTTATTATCCATATATTAGAACACTTCCAAAATCATCTGATTTAAAAAATCATATAATTTTTAATGGAACAGCAGAAAATTTAAGTGATTGGAAAAAATGTTCTTTGTCTTTTGGTAATGCAGTAGAAAAAACATTAACTAGTTTTAATAATTTATTAGAATTTATTACAAAATGTAATACCGCATATCCAATTATAGATTTAGAAAAATTTGGAAATGCTAATAATGTTTTAGAAAATTTAGTAAAATGGGCTTATGTGATTTTTATAACACGAGGATGGTATAAACATGGATGTGTTCCTTTTATGGATTTATTTAATCATCAATGTTCTTCACTAATGATTGCTAAATATGTTGATAATTGTGATATGAGTAGTGCTATGAGTAGAGATAGAATGAATGGATCTGAATTAGTTTCTTATAAAAATTATGAAATTGGTGAAGAAATTTATATAAATTATGGTAAATATGATTCAAAACAATTATTAAGATGTTATGGTTTTAGACCAGATGATGAAATTCAATATATGGAATTATCTGTCGATTATAATCCGAAACTTCCAATTCAGCATTATATTCAACAAGAACTTAATCGATTTAAGTTCCCAAAAGAAAAATTATTATTAACAACTAGAACTCCAACATCATTATTACTAAAATATTTACGTATAATATCATTAGATTATTATGATATACCAAGAACATATAATGTTCAAAACTATTTTGATAAAATGATTTCTAATAATAATGAATTAAATGTTTATAAAACATTATTAAAATTAATTTCGAATTTAAGAAATACAGACTATTCAACGGAATATTTTAATAATTGTAATATGATACTTGAAACAACCGATAATTTTATTACAAAAAATTTAGCACAAATTGTAATTGATGAATATGCGATAATAAAAACTAATATGTTATGGATACATGGAAATTGGTTAGCAAAATTAGAAACTCCATTATTACAAGATATACTAGCCTCTTTAGTATCTCTTGAAATTGTATAAATAAAATTTATAAATATTTTATATAATAAGTATATAGACAGTAAGATGTTAAATATTGAAGATAAAAATCATCAATTTGAATATATTGAATCTGAAAATTTGACAGATATTCGCGAAGAAAATATATATTATAAAGATGAACAAGACGGTGAATGGTTAGAAAATTATAATAAATTACTTATAAGTATTGAACAGTTTTATGATAAGAAAGAGAAATCAGGTAATAAATTAGCTCATGAATTTTTAACTAAAGATGAGTATAAGTATACTTACAAAGTTCTCCAAAATTTTGTTGATATAGATCAAAGTTTATTACCAAGAGAAAGAACACTTATAAAAAAACCATGGGAAAGACTTGTAGAGTATTTAGATTATAAATCTGAAATATATATATTTTATCCAGATATTGCTGAAAATGATTTTTATAAAAAAATTTATTTAAAAAAAGAATTTCAGATGAATAAACAAATTCCTATTGATATTACTAAATATGAAGATATTCAAAAAGAATTATGTCCAAATGAAAAGAAAAATTTTAAATTACAATCTCATCAAAAATTAATAAAAAATTATTTATCCCGTAATACAAATTTTAATGGACTGCTAATTTTTCATGGAACAGGAACAGGAAAAACATGTTCTTCAATTACTATTGCAGAAACTTATAAAAATTTAATATCATTAAATAGTAAAAAAATATTAGTAATTTTATCAAAATCTGTAAAAAGTAATTTTATTAAAGAAATACATAATGTAGGTAAAGGATATAATCAATGTACTGGTTCTGATTATTTAAATTATGATATTTTTTCAAATCAAGAAAAGAAAAAAAAAAATGTTTTATCTTTAATTGATAAATTTTATGATTTAATGACATATGGAAAATTTAAAAATGAAATTTCAAAACAATTAGATTTATATGACATACATAAATATAAATTTTCTCAACAAATTCCAGATGACTTAATTAAATGGATTGATTTGAGATATTCAGATAGAGTTATTATAGTTGATGAAGTTCACAATTTAAAAAATTATAAAGATGATGAAGAAATGAATGATATCATGGACGAAAATGATATAGAAGTAGAACAAGTATCTACAAAAAAACTTAAACGATATGATGCTTTAGAATTAATTTTGAAATATTCACGTAATGTTAAGTTAATTTTATTAAGTGCTACGCCAATGTATCATAAACCAGTTGAAATTATATCAATCTTTAATTTACTTTTACTTAATGATGATTATGATAGAATTGAAGCAACTGATATTTTTGATGGGCATTCTTTAACAGAATCTGGGGAAAATACTCTTCGTATAATATCACAAGGTTATGTATCATATGTTAGAACAGAAAGTCCGTATACATTTGCTGAGAGAAGATATCCAAATTCAATTCCAATTCATTCATATATTAATAAGAAAATAGAACAATTAAAAAAAATTTATAAAATAAAAAAAACAATTAGAAATAATGATTATAATGATTTAATTCATATAATTCCAAGTGAAATGAGTATAGAGCATGATAAATTTTATAAAAAAAAAATTAAGACTGAAGTTTTAAGTAAAATTATTGAATATGGAAATTTTGGAAGAGCTGATATTCATAAAATATCACAGAAAAAATTACTATTATCTGAATTGCAAAATACAGATACAAGCATATCAACAAAATTAGGAAATTTAATACATAATATAATAAATAATCCATCCAGAGGGACATATTTTCTTTTTAGTTATTATGTTTCATATGGGGTAGAAATTATAGCACGTGCTCTTTTAGCAAATGGTATAAGTTTAGTAATTTCCAATACTTATGGAAAATTAATTTTAGCTGATCCAAAAACAATTAAAAGTATGTTTAAGCAATCTTTAAATCAACCAAGTAAAGATGAACAAATTTGTTACAAAGATGCTAAAACACGCGAGTATTATAAAAATAATATGGATGAATTTAAACCAATGACATTTGCATATATTATAGGTAAAACCGAAGAAAATCAAAGAGATGGTTTAATATCATCATTTAATGAAAATTCTAATAAATATGGTAATGATATTAAAATTATGTTAGGTTCGAGTGTATTTAAAGAAGGTATCAGTTTATATAATGTACGTCAAATACATTTACTAGAACCATGGCATAATCGTTCTCGGATTGAGCAAGTAATTGGAAGAGGTATTAGACATTGTTCTCATCAGCAATTATTACCAAAAGAACGTAATGTTAGTATTTATCAATATGTATCGATATATAATACCAAAGTAGATAATATAGCAATGGATGGTGATATTGATAGACGAACAGTAAAACAAATAGTAAATATTTTTACAAAAAATTTAATAATTGATACGAATCTAATTTCATCTGAAATTGCAAAATTAAATATTTTTCATTATGATATTTTAATGTATATGCGCTCTCAAATTTTAAACAATTTAATTGTAAATATTCAAAATATTTTAAGAGAATCAGCAGTTGATTGCACTTTTAATCAAGAAATTAATATAAAAACTTTAAAAGATAAAGATAAATATCAGTGTCAAAAAAAAATAGATTTTAGTAATAATGATATTGGAAATGTAATATATATGACTGATAAAGATTACGATATAAAAGAAGAAGATATTGATTATAGTACTTTTGACGATGTTTTTTATCAACCATATATTACATATGTAATTAATTTAATAAAAAGATTATTTGAAAGTGATGAAGGTATATATATATTAACCTTTAATGATATAAAAGAACATGTAAGTCTAATAGACAATCCTATATATTATGAAAAAAATAATTATATTATACGTGCAGCAATATACAGTATAATTCCAAAAGATTATACAAATATTGATTCGGTTTTAAATATAATTCGTAAAAGAATTGGTCGTAGATATATTTTTGGATATATGTTTGGTAGAAATACACCAGAAGGTGGTATATTTATATTTCAGCCTTTTGAAAATCAGATAGATGTTTATGATATAGGAAAAAAATTAATTCGATCCGATTTTGAGCGTTCTCCAATGTATGAAAAAACCGGTTTTGAACAATCAATCGAAATAGAAAGCCCTTTCAATGAAATTAATGAAAATAAATATAATGAAATTATTTATGGCAAGACATCTATTGAAGACGCAGATATAATAGATATATCAGTAATAAAGAAGAAAAAAGTAAAAAAAGTAACAGAATTAATTAAAGAAAGAGATATTTCAATTACTAATGAGAATGAGAAAATAAAAAATGCCCCATTAATTGGTTTAATTATCGATATAACAAGTATCGATAATTTTAATAAATCAGTTCATTTATGGGGATTAGTAGAGTATCATATTTGGTTAAGAGAAAAAAGAATGATTTGTAAAGAAGGTAAGAGAGAAAGTTTTGGTCAATTTAGTTTATCTTTTAATTTAGAACAATTGAAATGTATTATTGGGGAATATATTTTAACAAAGGAACATAAATCGGTGATAAATACTGTTCATTTTCTAGAAATGATGCGTAATACAAAGGATAAGAAGGCATTATTATTTATTAAAGATATTGAAATGTATACTGATATATATGAATGGTGGAATTTAAGAATAACAAAACCAAAAAATTTCAAATTAGTTTTAAAGAAACAAGATGTTGCAAATTTAATATATCTATTTTTGAAATATTTTGAAAAAATTAACATATCAAATAAAATTTGGATAAGAAATTTGTATTAAGTATACGAAACAGTTTGAACTTTATTTCTTGTAACCAAAATTTTATTTATTATTGAATAAATAAATAAAAAATTGAAAATATTAATATAATATTAATTAAAAATAATATTATATTAATATTTAATAATAAATGAAACTTTGTGATATTATAAATAATTTAAGGGATTCTTATGATATTAATAAAAATTATTATAGATTCCTATTTTCAGTATTATATTTTACAGATGAACATTATAAAGAAGTAAACTTTTTACGATATAATTCTTTGCAAAAAGAAACAAAAAAAAATTTAACACAATCAAATGTAATTATTCCAAATATAATAAATGAATCAAAGTGTAATATTTTACCTCATAATTGTATAATTTCAGTTTTTACAAATATTTTTGGAAGTAATTTTATAAAAAGTAAACCATCTACATTTTTAGATATATTTATAACATGTTGTGGTGACAAAGATGCTATAAATGATTCTTCTAACGTAAAGTTAATTTTATTAAAAAAATTGTTAGCTGATTTTGATAGCTGTGAGTTATATAAAAAATTTAATTATCGTAAAAGAGGTGGATTTAATAAAAGAATTTTAAGAAATTTATTTGAAGAAGATAATGAAGTAGAGGATAATCCTTTATTTATTCGCTTTTTATGTGATTATTTTAAAATAAATGTTTGTGTTGTTTATCCAGATAAAGATAATAAAAATATTATATTTTATTCTCCGAATGATAAATTTTCAGTTTATAAATCTACAATAATTGTAGAAAAACTTAATAAAGAAATGTATCAATATTATTCAGTTTCAAATGATGAGAGTATATTTAATTCAAATTATACTTTTATGTATAAACTTTTATCATATAAAATAGAACAAGATTTTATGAATAAATTAATAAATTTAGAAAAAAACAAATTAATTGAAAAAAAAATATCAAATAAAAGTAAGTATAAATCAAATGCAAATATATTAACTAAAAATATATTGGAAGATAGTTTAAACAGTGATATAAAAGATGTTACAGAAGATAGTTTAAACAGTGATATAAAAGATGTTACAGAAGATAGTTTAAACAGTGATATAAAAGATGTTACAGAAGATAGTTTAAAC